ACGCCCTCGGGCGTTGTGGGCTGTACACTTTGCGCCGGGCTGCTTTGGAGGTCAATCTCGAAAAGCTCTTTTTGCTCTTCCGGTGTTAACGCGGCTATAACCGAGTCTGGTATGAAGTCGAAAGGCTTTAGCGTGCTTAGCGTAAAGTCCGCGCCCGCCGGTAAGCCTTCGAGCTTTAAAAACGGTTTAATTTGGTCGAAGCCTTCCTTTATTAATTCCTGTCTTTTGAAGACTGAAAGCGCGAAAAGGCTAAGCGTATTTTTAAGCTCTTGCACGTTGCCCAGCTGGCCCTCCTTCGCAATGCTTACCAAAACGTCTGGCACACCCATAACACGGCAAACGCGTTTAGCTATACGCTCGCTGGCGCGGTCCGTTTGGTCTAATATCTCCGCAATATTTATAGTCGTTACCGTGGGCTTAAACTCCTCGGTATTTCCTTTAAGGTGCAAAATAGGGCTGGCGTCTTCGCCTGTGAAGTCCTGCAGCGCTTCATCAAAATAATCCTGGGACGTGTTGCCGTCTTCGTCTTCGTTTTGGTCGTCGATTGGACCGGTTGAAATTATAACCGGGGTCCTAAATCCCTGGGCTATATTTCGGAGGTCCAGGCGGCTTATTTTACCGTCGCTTACCAGGTCTTCGATTGAAGCGTAATAGCGGGGCACTGGGTAAATATCGTAAAACCGCCCGAGGCCTTTTCGGTAAACGTAAAGTATCTCGCCCAGCTGCTCGCCGTGCTTTCCTATTTGTTTTTTGATTGTCTGCAGGCGCTCCGCCGGCGGGCGTTCCGCGTCAAATTCTGGATAGAAAACCGTCTCGCTTTTGTCTTCACCTAGCTCGCCGTTTAGTGGGTTGAACTCAAAGCCGCCGTTAACCCTCCTAAGGTTGCTAACGTTTATATTATAAATTTTTCTTATTGAGCCGTCGTTATTAAATACCAGGCGGAGCGCGTACCCTTCAAGGTAAGCGACGTTTGTAACAATCTCGGCGGTAACGGCTAAAAGGCTTTGTTTGCTGTTTGCCTTAACGGCGTTTAGGCCTTCCAATATAAAGCCGTCCGCCTGTATAAACTGCTCCAGGCGCTCTATACATGCCGTCGCGGTTCCGCTATTGTCCACGGTCGCTATAATGGTATTTGGCAGGTTATCGAGCTCGCCGTAATAGTAGCGCTCATTTCCTTTGTTTCTGAGTATAACCGCAACGGCATTTTTTGCCGCGCTGGCTATCTTCTTTTTGAAGTCACCAACCGCCGCCAGTGCTCCGCGTGTTAACGTGGAGGCGTTCGCCTGTAGGTTAATAACCTTTTGCGCCTGGCGGACCTGCTTAGGGTTCTTAGCCATTTTTATTTTTTAGTTCTGATTCGTGTCTTCTTTGGGCGTGGGTCGCCCGCTCCGCCTCCTCCGGTTGCTGGTTGTTTCGGCGGTTCCGCCTCCGCTGCTTGTTCCTCCGGCACGTCCTCCAGCATAAAATGATTAAGGCCTTTCACGGCTTTTTGAACCGCCGCCCGCTTAATTGACTCCGAGTCGATAAGCAGGCCGCTGGTTAAAACTATAGTCTGGTTTGAATATTGCTTTTTAAATCGCTTCATAGCTTCTAAAATTTTGAACAAAGTAGTGAATAAAATTGAAAAGCCCCTAACCCGTGGAGGCTAAGGGCTTCTTTATTTTTCCGCTGCAGGCTGTTATTCTACCGGCGGAACTGGCCAAACTACCAGCGCGTCCAGAATAGCTATGTCCTCCGCTAAAGTACTGGCGGGCTCCTGCACTGATTGAAAATACCCTTGCAGGTTTTCATGGTTGCCGGTAAACCCTAAAGTATAAACATTACTGTCTAAGATAACCGTACCGCTTCCACCCTCAACGCTGGCCGCTTTTAGGCCAAAGTTTGCGAAATTCGCGCCCTTATTCATACCCCAAACCTCAAGCTCGCCGCTATTAGTTTCCGCAATCATAAAAAGCCCTTCGACGTCTATAAGTTCGTCAAGTGCTGCAAGTTCGCCAGCCGTGCTGTAGTAAGCGACTAAGTTAACCGCGTGGTTACGCAAATTAAAATTGTCCCCTACCTCTAAAGTCATAGCGGTATTATGCTTTTCGCGCTTCCCGATAAACTTAACCAGACCCTTGTCAGCCGCAAAGGTTAGCGCGGTTATTACGTTGTCAACTCCGAACGCTACCGTCGCAAGGTCTGAAAGGACCCCGATATAAACGCGTTTATTAAGGCCTCCCGGCTTTCTTAGCGCGTCACAATTTGGATCAATACCCCTCGTTAATTCATTACATGCCATAAGTTTTTTACATCTAAATAGTTAGAAAATAGGCGGAGTTTTTACGCTCCGCCCTCAAATTACAAAGGCTTGTATAAAAAGACCTCTTGACCGTATTTATAGGTAATATCCGATTTCATTCGGTTTTTCACTCTGTAAACGTCGTCGCCGGTTACGTCACCAAGGAATAAAACGCGCGCGTTAACTTCGTCAGAAAGCAAATCCACTCCTAGGAAAACGTTTCCTGGGTTCCATACCGCCGCGGTGTTGTCCGCCCAGTGTGGCATTGCTACTACATCAAAATCCAAGTACTTGAAAATTGAATCTTGTTCGAAGTAACTAACCAGCGTAAAGTCTCCACCGTTGCCCTGGATTAGGCCGTTTGCAACGCGGTAAGCGTCTGCCATACGGTCAGATAAGAATATCTTAGTCCGCCCGTTTCCGGTCTTACTTACCTGCTTCTTTACCTTTTGCGGAACGCTCATGTAAATAGCAGTGATTACGCTCATTATGTTGGTCTGGTTAACATACCAGCCAAAGCCTTCCGTTGCCGCCGTCGCGCCTGTTACGGCCTCTTCGATTGTCAAAACGAGCGCGTTAATAGCAATAACCGTAACCGTCTGGCCTGCGATTGTTGCTCCGCCTATTGTCTGGTTTCCGTCCGTGCCTGTCAAGGTTACGCGGTCCCCTACTATAATATTGTCAGCGTTTGCGACCGTAACCGTTGCCGCGTTAGCAGCTCCAGACGCGATAGCAGTAACCGCCACTTTTGCCGTCGGAGGCAAAGCCGTTTTTCTTACTGTAGCGTCCGCGATAGCCAAAGGCAAAAGACCCACGTAAGGCGCCGTAAATGTAGCCGTAGCAACCCCGCCAGCGTTAACTCCCGCTTTACCTAAGATATATAGCTGCTCGTTTCCGATCGCCATTTTAGGTGCGTAAACCTCCGACAAAAGGAAGTTGTAAAGCTCGGGCGTTAGCTTGTAATCTTCAAAGCTTCCTGGCTTTTGCTGCTCCGATTCCCAAGATAGCCGCAAGTCCACCGCGTCGATCTCGTCCATTACTTCGTAAGCTTTCATCTCCAAAGCCTTCTCGCTTAGTGCAATGTTACCCGCCTGGGCTACGAACTTAGCGCTCGGCTCTTGAAATTCAATAGCGCGGTTAACACCTCTTAAAATTTCCTTGCTCTTAACCGTCTCGATGCCTGTAACCAGGCCCCGGTTTACAATGCCGGCTGGTGCTAACATTGCCGGCGTCATTAGCTCCGCATAGAGCTTGCCGCCGTAAGTGTTCCCGTTAGGGTAAATAATTTCTGCCATTTTTTCCGTATGGTTTTGAAAGTTGAATATTTATTTTTTAGCCTCTGCTTTGTTCATGGCCTGCAACCTGAGTTTCTCGCCCGGGCTTAGTGCCTTGAACTCTTCCGGCGTTAAGCTTTTCGGGGTTAAGCTTTTCGGGGTTTTTGCCTTTTCGTCTGGGTCGCCCAGCACCTGGTTTTTAAGGTCCGCGAAGTCTTTAACCAAAGCGTTAAGCTTTTCGGTTGCGTCTCCTTTATCCTTTTTTAGGTTCGCGATTTGAGCGGAAAGACCAGCAACCGTGGAGGCGTGGCGCGCTTCAATCTCTTTTTTCTCTTCGTCAAAAGCAAGCTTTAAGGCCTCCATCTCTTCTGGAGCGGGTGCCGCTGCTGGTTCCGATGCTTCACTGATTACGCCGCTTTCGTCAACCGTAATAGTTTTGCCGTCTTCTAGCTCATAGCTGCCAGCCGGTGCCTTTTCTTCTGTTGGTAGTCCTTCGACCGCCAAAAATACCGGCTTACCTATAAGCTCGCCGCCCTCTTCGCCTCCAATAAACAAGGCCGTCCCGTCTTTTGCGAGTACTGCCATATTTTTAAGCGAAGTCTTAAAGAAGTTCTTAACCCCTGCGAGCGCTTTTTCAAAGGCGCTAACTTTGTCTTTGTGATCCATATTAAGTTTATTTAAAATTTGATTAACTAGATTTATAAAGCGCTCGTTTTGCCCTTTGATAACCGCTAAGGCTTTCAGCTCTTCGACTGTTTTATAAGCTGCTAATTCGTGCTCGGGCGTTTCACCCGGCGCGGCTATGTCTCCACTGGCATAAAAGTAAACCGTTAAACTTTCGTCCTCGTTAACCTCTTCGCCTAGGCGCTCCACGCCTTCAAGCTTAGCGCCTGTTTCCTCTTCGAACTCCCTAAGGGCGCCCGCCTCGGTTGTTTCACCCTGCATAACCTTGCCGCCCGGAAAGCCCCACGCGCCTGGCTCGAAGTCGTCCTGGGCGGACCGCTTAAGCATTAACACGCTGCCGGCTTCATTAATATAAATAACGTCCGCGTAAATCTTAACGGGGCCGTCCTGTAAATTTAACGCACCTATTTGATTCTGGCTATAGGTTAGCACCCTGTTTTTAAAGTAAGCCGTTGCTGGCTCCGCTTCGACTATCTCGGTTGCAAAGCCTAACGCCAGTGCCATGTTAGCACCTACGTTCGTCTCGACTGCCATAAGGGCCAGGATTTTAGCGGCGTTTTCGTGGCCTGCTACGCCCGCGTAAATATCCAAAATTTGCATATCGGTCTGGGCAAAAGATTCCGTTAAAGCTTTCAGGGTGTGAAAGTTTAACTTTTCGCCCGCTAAGGTGTCCGCGTCTATCCAGGCGTTATGAATAATCATCTCGGAGCCCCTAAAAACTTTTCGGGTTTTACCGGCTAAAAACATAACGCTGGCTATGCTGTTAGCTACAATTGCCTCGGTGTGCACTTCGTGCTTTTTAAGCTCTTCGAAGATTTTAAAACCCTCTTCGACTGAGCCGCCAGGGCTTTTAAAAATAGCCCGAAAAGGTCCACCGCCGTAAGAATCCAAAAAGTTTTGGAGGTCCGCAAAGCTAAAAACCTTCTCGCCCTTGGTTACGGTCGTGTCGTTTTTGCTGCCTATTACACCTTCAATGTTTAGTATCTTCATAATTTAGCGGTTAATATACTGTAAAGTTTTAAGATAAATTCTTAATTTGCCTAAATAATTTAAACCTAATTCAAAAAATGAAATACCTAAACCGCCTAACCGCCTCTTTTCTTGTCCTGCTTTCGTGCCTTTTCGCTTTGATTCTTTGGCCCTTCGCGGCGCCTGTTTTCATAATTACCGGTAAGGACTTAACGGCCCGGTTTAAATTTTTCAAATAACTCTTAGCTTAAATCGCTTATAGCCTTCACCTGGTTAACCTCCGCGTTTACGCGGTTAATATCCGTAACCCTTACGACTAAGTTTAGCGCGCTTACTGCCTGCTCAAAACCCTGCTGGGTTTCCTGTAAGGCGCGGCGGTCAATACCTGGCACACCGGCCCGGCTTATGGCTCCGCCGTCCGCTAAGTAATTAGACGAGCCACGGGTCCAACTACGCCCGCCGTAAAGCTGGTTATAATTACTTAGCGCCTTAATTGACTGAAAGGCGTTTTTCTTCATAACGAAAAGGCCCTCGCCTCCCTCCACGTTTGCCACGGTCCGCCCTCCTATCGCTACGTCCGAGCCGCCGCCCGCGTGCGACGGTCCGCCAATCTCTATGCCTCCGCCCTCTTCGAACTTTGGCGCGGGCTTGCTGTTTATCTTCGCTACGTTGGCCAGACCAGTTGCCACGGTTGCCGCGGCTGCTATGGCTCCGAACGGCGGCGGCAAAGTTCCCAGGGCTAAGTTCGCCCCGCGGTACGTGTCCAGAAGTGCCTGAAAGCTGGCGGCTATCTTGCCGGCGGCGCTTTGTTCTCCAAAGATATTTTTAGCGGCATTTAGAACGGCGTCCTGGGCCGCAACCTCCGCCGCGGCGGTATCTATTGCCAGTTGTTTCTTTTCCTCCGCTAACTTAGCCGCCGCGCTTAGTTGGGCTTGTTGCGCCGCAACTCCACGGCTAACCGTTTCATCCTGCAGCGCTCTAAGTTGCGCCTGTAAATCTGTCTCTATAGCTACGCGCGTCTCGGCGTCTATAGCCGCGTTTTCCTGAGTAGCTACGAGCTGGCCCTGTAAAGCCGCCGCGCGCGTCTCGATAGCCAAAGCCTCCACCTGGTCCAATTGTTCCTGGTAGGTGTCTAAGTCTATGAGGCCGTCCGCAAATTGCTGCTTAACGCTGTTTATTGAACCCCTTATAGCTAAGTCAGTCTCGGCGGCGCGTGTCTTTATAGCCTCCGAGTAGTTAGCGTTTAATTCCTTCTGGAGCTCCGCGGCTTTCTTAAGTGCCTCGGCGTCCGCGGCGTCTTGATCCTTAGTAACCTGGGCCGCCGCGGCTTTGTTTTTGTCCGCCGCTTCTTTGTTTAAAGCGTTCCTTTTGTTTTGGAGTTCTATTTGTTTAGTTGCGCTTTCTTGCTGCAGGTTTGCCAGCTCTATTTCTGCATCAATAACCCGGTTAACGTCCGCGTCCGTGCTGCTGCTTAGGTCGTTTTGCTGCTTTAAAATACTAATTCTTTGCTTCTGCAGGTCAATGCTTTTTTGCTCCAGGCCTTGCTCCAGTGCCTCCGCCTTCGCTATAGCCGCCGCGCGCTCCGAGGTGCTCTTCGTTACGTCTTCGCCTAACTTCTTAAGGTCTTCCAACTGCTGGCGGCTTTGCGCCCTTTCAAGGCTTAGCGCCTTCTCGGCTCTTACAAGGTTTTGCAGTTCGCCTTCAAGGCGTGCGGCTTCTTTACCGGCCTGGACCGCGGCGGCCCCTACCTCTAAAATGTTAATACCGTCAATATTACCGGCGGCCTCTGCCACGCCGTCAATGCCGCGCTTTACTCGGTCAAAGTCTAAAGTAATTATGCCGGCTATAATGTCGCCCAAACCCTCAAAGGCCGGTATTACGTTATCAAAAATTTGCTTTCCTAGGCCTATTAACGCGTCAGCCAGAACACTTACGAACGTGCTAACGGCGGAGGTTGCCCGAGCTAGTTTGTCCATGCCTTCCTGGCTTTGGGTTAAGTAAGCAACCAGCGAGCCTAGCACCACCACGAAAGCACCAACGCCCGACGTAATAAGTATTTTATTAAAAGACGAAGTAGCCGCGCCCGCCGCGCCGGTTGTTGCTGTTACAACTTTGTTAACTGCTGCCAGGGCTTGCTGGGCTTTTGCAAATAGTCCGGTTTGGTCCACGGCCTCAACTATAGAGCCGGTATAATTACCCACGTTTCGCCCGGTTACTCCTATTTGACCTTCCAACCGCTTAAGCTCCTCGGTCTGGGCTAATAAAGCTTTTTGAAGCGCCACGCCTGTTTTTTCGTTGTTGCGTTCCTCGGCGCTTAGGTTAACATATTCCTGCTTTAAGCGTGAAACGTTCGCCCTCATGTCTGCTATCGAACCCGTATTACTTTTTTGTATTTTGTCGGAGGCCTGCAAAATACGCTGGTTTTCGCGTACGGTATTATTTAAGCCTTTTATAGCCGTTTCGTTTCTAACATACTCTACTGAGTTCTTTTTACCCTGGTCCGCTAAGGCTTTGTTTGCTTCCTTTAGGCCGTCAATCTCGTTGCGTAAATCTACAATAGCTTTCTCGCTGCTGGCTATTTGATTTTCATCAATTCCGACTTTTAATAAAATGCTTTCCTCTGCCATATCCTACGCCTTTTTTATACTTGCTTCTAGGGCTTTTATCTGAGCGCTTAGCCTTATCATTTGGTCCTTATATACTTTGCAGCCACAACCCTCAAACAGGCGCTTAGCCCGGTCGTACTCGCTTCTTAGTGTCTCTAATGTCATACGCCTAATTTTATAAGTTTAACCCAGCAGCTTTCGCGCTTATTTATTTTGAACTGTTTAACCTCTTCGACTATAAAGAAGTCGCCAAAGTAATCAACGTAAACCGGTACGCTAAAATCTAAGCGCTGCACGTCTATTAAATCTAACAAAAATAAGGCTTCGACGGTTTTCGTGTTATCCAGTACCGCGCGTAAAAGCCCGTAATTGTCAGAAAGCGCCCGGCTAAAACTAAGCGCCGCGCCGTTAACTTCGAAGTTAATCTCGTTGCCGTCCTCTTCTATCTGCAGCGACGCCTCGGCCTCCGCTAAGATAGCGACCCGCGCGCTAAAGTCTGCTATTTTGGTGTCTTCGTTTAGTACGTAGTCGAAGCCGTCAAAGGTGTATTTGTCCCCTGTGAAAACGCGGCCCATAGTTCGCGAACTCTGCAAAGTAGGCAGGACCGGAACGGGCGAAAACTTACTGGTAAATATAGACTTTTCCGCCTCTAGGTTTACGTTAACAACCTCCACAACCCCGCGCCCGTAATTTGGCTCTAGTAGGTTGTCTTTGTCGTCCCCTTTGAAGTTATAAAAGTTTCGTTTTGCAAAGACGTTAATTGAGTAACCCACTATTGGCTCGTCTGTTATGTCCAGTTTGCCGCTCCAATCAAGCGCGCGCGCTTTGTTTTTTGCTATCGTGTCCAGCTTAGCGGTGTTAACTTTCTTAGTCGTTTCATCTACTTGGATTAACAACCCTTCAAGGTTCGCCACTGTTAAAAGCAGGTCGCCCACTGTAGGCTCGGACGGCAGGACGTTAGCAGCGCGGACCGTTACCGGAGCTATGAAAGCCGGGGCGGTTATCCGTTGCCCTGCCTTTGGTGTCTGGTTAATTATAAACTCTAAATTTTCAAAGCGTAGATACTTTAAGCCGTAGCCGGGGCGGTTGCTCCTAACCTGCCAGCCAAACCTTAAAAGGGTGTAGTCCGGGTTTGCCGCCAGCATTGCATTAAATGCCGCCGTATCGTCGCGCGTGGAGGGAAAGACCGAGTTAATATCTCGCTCTAGAGTTCCGCTGGCCGGCGCTTTGTAAACGTTAAAAGGCCCTTTAAACCTATCCTCAAACTGTACGGGAGCGCTTGAAATTGTTAAGAGTTCCGCGCCTGCAGCGTTGTAAATTATTAAGTCGATCCATACGAGCGCGTTAGTGTAGCGCCGGGGCAAATTGGTAATAACTTTGCCGGCTACACTTATTTCAAAGCGCGCCTGCTGGCCGGTCGCCACGTTTGGGCTATAGACAAACTGGCCTATAGTCAAATCATTTCTATATAAAAGGGACTTATCGGAAACGCGCTCGGGAAAGTTTATTTTTTCCTCTTCGTCTCCGGTTAGCCTATTATAATCAATAGTAAATTTGTACTGGGCTAAGCTGTCTAACAGGTCCGCGACGGCTCCGCGGCAAAGGACCACTAAGCGGCGCCAGGTAAGCGTCTGCAATATGTCGCCGTGAAGCGTGTAGCCCGCCTCGCTTATCGCTTTTAATAGGATAGTATTAGCCCAAAAGCTGGGATGAAAAAACCTAAAAGAATACGTTAATGCGTCCGGGTCCGCGTACTCCAGAAAGCCGTAATCTATGTTTGGGTAAACGAAGCCGTCCAAAGTTTCGCGGCGCGGGATAACTTCGACGGCTTCGTATTCGTGGTCATACTCTGCTAAATCTACCTCGGTAAGTTTAACCGAACTAAGGGCCTTAAAAAAATCCGTATTGCCTGCGCTCACAAAAAGCCGGTATTTTTCCTGGGTTTCTAAAATTGTAGCCGTGCCGTCAATTATTAGCATACCATCAATAAAATGCTTGAAGGTGTTTAGCTGGTAGGGTAGGGCTGTTAAGCTTGTCACTATTTCGCAATTATCAAAAAGCGCCTTATTTGCGTTAGTCTTACTAAGTTCGAAGACGTTGGAGTAACTGCCTTTGCGGCTGCCTAAAGTCTCAAAGCTTAGCGCCTGCAAAGTCATAACTATCTCGGCGTCCTGGGTATCTACTAAAAGGCCGTTTATATAGGTTTCTGTCATTACTGAGTCTGGACTGGTACGCGTTGCGCTATCTTAAAACGGAAATTAAACCGCGTCTCGCTTTGGTTAAACTTGTTGCCGTACGTGCTAAAATTCTGTTTATCTAGCACTATTGGTATATCCCAGGCTTGCGTGGAGGTGTTAAATAAATAAACCTGAATCGCGGACCGCATGGAGGCCAGCGCGTCTATTTGAACTTTGGTCAATACTCCACCGCTTACGCTGTAAGAGTCGTAAACCTCGCCCAGCTCTACACGCTTAAGCAGCCCCGACGCTCCAACGGTTAGGCTTTCTTTGCCAAACTCCCGGCCCTTAATATAGCGCGTATCTAATGCCATAGACGAAAAGCCGCCGCGCTGGTTTAGCCATGCAAAATTTAACGCGTCCGGGCAAATCTCCACTATTTCCGAAATCGGAGTAATACAAGTGTTAAGGGTAAAAAGCGGCGAGCCTCCTACCGAAAAGTCGAAGCTATAGCAGCCCGTCACGCTGTTAACTTCACCGGCTACCAGGTAGTCGAACGGGTTATAGTCCGCCGCTAAGTAGTCACCGGCGCCCGCCGTGCATGGATTAATAACCAGGTCTATTCCGTTGCCGTTCGCGGTCGCTTGAATCCATGAAGGCAAAGCGGGCGTAACGTCAAAGCCTGCAGTAGGCGCCACGCCTAACCAGTTAATTACTTTAGGCTCGCAACTTAATAGTTGGAGCTCTACGACCGCCCCGGACGCCGTGGAGGGCGCCGCGTCCGGCTCTGCTATAAAGTTGTTTATTATGCCTTTGGCGAGCGCTAAGCTGTATAATACAGGCGCCCCACCAAAGAACAAAACAGGCCTTTCGCCCACTGCCTCCTCGCCTTCCTGCTGGGCCGTGGTTAAATCTGCTAAACCATAGTAAGCCGTTAGCGCGTTCGTGTCGTCTGGTATAGCCGTCTCGCTTTTTAGCCTTACTAAATACCGTATGCTTATAGGTACGTCAGGACCCACGAGCGGAGCCCCCACGGCAAACCGCGACCGTATAAAGCCGCTAATGTCGAAGCGGTAACGCCCGTTTGAAACGCTCGGGCTTACTCTTATTTCGTCCGTTACCTGCCACGGCTTAAGAGCCGCCTCGGGTCCGCTACTATAGCCGGCTATTAGTTGGAAGTCTGCCAGGCCTTCCGGTGTGAATCTATTGGAGCCGGTCGCGGCGCTGCTTCCTATGTAAGGCGTGTTTAAGCTTAGCCTAAAATCCAGGCCGAGGTCTAACGTTTCAATAATAGTATAGACGCCTAAATAGGCGCCGTTCGTTATCCTTACCTGGTCGCCCTCTTCTAAGAACCCGATATATAGAGCGCTTACAACTATAGCCGCCCCGCCTTCGACCTCCACAAACTGAGCGCTGGCCGCCGTAAAGGCGAACTCGTAAACCATAGGGCTAAAAACGTCCTGGCCGTTTACCGGGGTTAGTGTTGCATTTATTAAGCTCATGAAGTACCGCGTTTTACAAATTCGTTAATAACCGCGCGCCTTAGTTTTTCGTCCAGTACGTCGGTTAAATTTTCTTTTATGCTTTGGGCGTTTATGCTTTTGGATATAACGCCAGACTTACCGCCCTGCCTGTATAGTAACGAGCCCTCTTCGCCTATCTTACGCGCTATGAGGAACGCCAGCGAGCGGGTGCTAATATCGGAAGTAACCGGCTTTTGCTTTACCCACTCTTCGATAACATCAATAGGCGGACGCTTGCCCGGCTTTCTGCCTGTCTCCAGGACCGTGAAGTATTTCTCGCTTGAAAATATTGTAAGCGTTAGCCCTTCAATCCTGTAGCCCAGCGAGGCGCTGCTTTTGCCGCTAACGTCAGGAATCCGCGAGCGTATCTCTGCTATTGTCTTTTCGGCAAAGGACGCCAGCACGGCCCGCGTTAGCCCGCTTAGCACGGTGCCAAAATGTTAAGGGTAAAAGATACCGCCACGCCGCTAAGCGTTCCCTGGAACATTTGATACTGGGGCTCTTTTAAAACGCTGTTTAGTTGTAAATCTGTACGGTCTAAAAGGTTGTTTATAAAATCATCGCTTAGCGTGTCCATCTCAGCTATTAAAGCTTCGCGCTCTTCTGGTGTGGTGTCCGGGCGGTCCTGCTTCCAAAAGCCAATTATTACCGGCGTGGAGTCGAAGCGGTTCTCGGACGTTCCGCGGGCGTCCGTTATCGTAAACGGTAAAAGTGTTATTAGTGGATAGGCGCCGCTGTACCCTTGCGAAAAGTCTATTAATCTGCCATGAATAAAGCGCTCGCCGTTAGGCACGGCGGCCCGGCACGCGTTTACAATGTTTTGATAGTTAGCCATACTGGCGCCAATATAAAACAAAAAAGCCCCGACCTCAAAGCCGGGGCGCTATTTAATTATTTAGCTCATAAAGTAACCGTAAACCAGCCGCCAGAAAATAGCTGAAATAACCACGGCGGCAAAGAAAGCAAGGCGGAACGCCTTAGGGCTTTTGTGCTCGTCGCCTGGCATTTCGGTGTATAGGTCTAAAGACCTTTTGCAGGAAGGGCACTCGGGCCAGCTCGTGTAATCCTTGTTTTCGTAAAAGTCGCCGTAATACAGCTGGTTTATTTCGTCGCCGTATTCGACGCGCCCGTACTGGTCCGCGACCTTAACCAGACCGTTAAACCCGAAGGCGGCAAATAGGCCGGCGCATTTTGTGCATTCTTTTTTATCTGTCATTTGTCTATGGTGTTTACAGCCGTGGAGGCTTTTTTATAAAACTTTTCCGTTATCTGTACGCGCTCGCCGCTCCGCGCCGTAACCCAGCGGAGCGCTTCAAGCTGCACTATTTTAATGCCGTTAGCCTGAAAGGCCTGTTTAACTTTTGTAAGCCTAACCGCGTGCCCGTCGTGCTTTAGGTGCATACCGGCTTTTAGTTCAATCGCTTTTATTTTCATGGCCTTATCTGTTGCGCCCTCCAATATTCGAACCCTTGCGGGCTTAGCGACCAAACAAAAGCACTGGACAAAGCGACGCGGGCGCTGGGCACTAAGCGCGCAAGGCCTCCAAATTCCTTATCTGCTTCGCACCCGTAAACCGGGTTTTTTGCGTTCGCCAGCGCTTCGCTTCTTTGCGGCTCCGGTAACTCTTCCAAAAATTCTAATATAGTCTTATCCATTTTTTAGGGTTTAAAGGTCTAAATCTCGGGCGGCCTTTTTAAGTCTATCGCTAAAAGCCTCCGCGGCAAATCTCTGCCTGAAGAACTCGCCTTTATTCTCTCCGTTCTCTTGCCAATTTACGTAAAAAGGGGGTTCCCCTGTCTGGCACCTCCGATGGCAAAGGCCGGTATTAACTTTTTCTATCTTTTTCATAGTGCTTTTTCGGTTAAATGTTTATCAATATTAAACAAAGTTTAATGAATCACCAAACAAAGTTTAATATTTATTTTTTACCTCCACTTTTGCGGCGCTCTATATTCCTCAAATTTTCCTGGTAAGCTGCCTTCGTTTGCTGGTAGAGTAAATCTATATACACTTCCTCGGCGGCCCATTGGTAAACGTCGTAAGGTTTGCAGCCATACCGCGACGCGACGCCCTCCACTATCGCGTAAGTGCCGAACGTGTGCAGCGCACTAATTCCGGCCTCTTCCTGGTCTTCTGTAGGCGGCTCGCCTTTCAGGTCCTTAAACCTTTCAAACAGTTTTGTAAGCTCCGCAAAGATCAAAGCGCCCAGGGCCATAAGCTCCACGGCTGTAAAGTCCTGCAGGCGGTCCGGATAATAAACTTTAACCAAAGCCGGGAAAAGCAAATAGGGTTTTTTATAATCGGTTAGGCGGAGCCGCCCCACCTCCGCGCGCTCGTACGTTCCGCCGGCTATGTCCACGTCTGGCAACTCCACCCCAGGCGCGACGTTTGCCGCCAGGTCTTCCAGATCGTCAATAAAGCTAACAAGCTCGTACAGGGCCAAAACTTGCCCGCTGTCAAGCGCTCGGACCTCTTCGCCTGTTAGTGTGCTTAGCGCTTCGATAACAGCGCGCGGGTTATCCCTTTTGATTCCTAGCAGGTCCGCCGCAGTTACCTCAGTCCAGGAAGTCTTGATAGTGACTACCTTTTGACTTACGTTTAGTTTTACCATGTGAGCGGCTTTTATAGTTTGGGGTGTAGTTGGTTAGCAGCATTACGGCTAAATAGCGGGCCGCGTCTATAGCGTGATTAAAAGCGTCAACCGGTTTATTAGTCGCTTTGCCTGTCTTTTTATCCTTTGCCCAGCTGTAGGTTCTAAGTTCTTTTATTAGGTTTAGGCTCCGCGACGTTACCAGCATCTCGTAACCCTGCAGTAAGTCAATCCCAAAGTTAACGCTGTCTTTCCCCTTGCCAGCCGGTAAGACGTTAAAGCCATAACTAACCAGCTCTTTAATGCTTTTCGGCTCCGCCTGGTCCGCGTAAATCACCACGCCCGGCTTAACTCCGACCTGCCTATACATCGCGGCCAGGTCGGAGTTTAGCAGGCCTTTCTGGTATATAAGCTCGTCAAGTATTATTTTACCGTCCCACGCGTAAACCGCAACGGTCGCCGCCGGGTCGTTAGTAAATCCAAAGTCCTGGCCGTAGCCTAAAAGCTTGGCGCCTTCTGGCACTCCGTTTATTTGCTTCCAGTTATCAAATATTACGCCCTCTAAGCTGCCAACTTGTCCCAGTCCGTAAACCTTCCACCAGTTCGCCCAATAGGAGTTTTTAATATTTGCCTCCGCAAAAAGCGCTTTGCCCTCCAGGCTTTCGTCATAAAAAGCTTTGGCCCGGTTTTTCTCAATCTCTTTAACGATTGCCGGCGCCAGGGCTTCGTTATCCTTGTAAGTTAAAATAAGCTTTGCGGCGTCCGGGTCGTTAGCCAGCTCGGTGTGGGCCCAGAATTCCGCGGTCGGGTTATAATCTAACCAAATCTTTAAGTTTGTCCGTATGGCTAACTGGTAATAAGTTTCAAAAGTTAGATTATTTGCTTCGTTTATGTAGAGAATATCCCGCCTCGGTCCTCGTACTTTTGCCTCCGATTCTGCACTAAAAAATTCGATATACGACCCGTTACGGAAATTATAAACGCGGTCCGTTTTATTATAGTCCTTATCCCGCCAGCGGCCCGTGCTAACCATGAACTTTTTAAAATCCCTTATGGCTCCTTTCTTCAGGTGCGGCACGCTTTCCGCAACTACTGAAATAGTAGCGCCCGGCATCTCTATAGCGTCCTGGTATAGTTGCGGTATAATCCCGACCGTCTTACCTGCAGACGTTCCGCCTGGGACCTCTAAAGTCCGCTTGCCCGATAAGGATAGCTCGCGGAGTTTGCGGACCGCTGTAGTCACCAGCCAGCCCTCGGGCGAGACGGCTAAGTTTCTACTCAGTGCGGGCGCCTTACTCTTTTTTGCTGCCTGCATCAAATATTGGCTGGTATGGCACCTCGGTATTTTCCACCCTTTCAACCAGGCCGAGCTCGCGCGCTATGATTGAAGGGTTTAGCAGGCCCGCCGCCGCGCCTTCGATCTTCTGGCCGTACATTATCTCGCGCGCCTGCGCTATGATTTCCTGAAAGCCGTCCCGCTTTTCGTACTCGTAGAGCGTCGAAGAGCCGCAACCCGTAAAGCCACAAAAGCCCTGTATAGTCATGCATCGCATTTTAGGGAGGCTGTAAACCTTCACCTTTTCGGCCCCGCCAGCCGCCTTAATCTTCTGTAAAACGGCCTCTTTTAGTGGGTTATCTTCTACGTGTTGAAAGTAGTCGTTAAACGCTTCGCGGAGTTCGTCGGGGCTGTCAAACTTTCGCGGCGCCCCGGTTTTTATTCTAAACATCCAGTGTTTGTTTCCTATCGGTCCAGGCATATCAAATAAAGTTTAATACAATGTTAAATCTTTTGAGGTTCAAAAGCAAGGGCGGACCCCTGAAAGCATAGAAGTAAACAAGTCTGGCGGCTCTAAAGTCTTGTTTACAAGCTAACCAATTAAAAACCAACTACTTACGCCAAAAAGTAAACAAGTAAACAAGTTTTACATATAATATTCTGGAGGCGTAGGGGTGTCTGGTTTACTACTGTGTATAACCTACTACCTAATACTATACACCCCCCTTCCCTATTTATATCTTTCTTATTATTATTGTTTACTTGTTTACTTTATAGAGAATATAGTATAAAAAGGGCCTTTATAATACCGCCAAGGCTGTAAACAAAGAAAGTAAACAAGAGCCCCAAAAAGCGCCCTCGTTTACACCAAACAGGAAAAGCCGCCTTTTTACCGGCGGCTTTTAACTTTATAACTTAAAATTTTAACTTAAAACACTTAAAACTATATAGATTTTACCGTCAAAATTTAACTTAGCGGAGCTTAAAAAATTATCCACTTCGCTAAAAACCAGCTCGGGGTTGTGCCAGGATTCTACAGGCCCACCGCAAATATTTGTTAAAAGCTCCCACATAACAGCCGCCCCGGCTGCAGGCGTTCCGCTGTGTACCTTAATTTCCACCTCTGTTAAAGTAGCCATACTTTCCCGTTTTTGGCCGTGTACTTATCCTCTAAAACCGCCTCAATAGCGTCAAGCTTTGAAGGGTCTATAAACTCCCAGGCATCGGAAAGCTTTTCAAATACCGAGCTTTTTTGTATTGAATCCAATTCAAGAAAGCCTATTACCTCAGCGTCGATTTTCTGCCAAAAGGCCTCGCGCTCCGCGTTCTTTTCCTGCATCTCCTCTATTGTCTCTTCAAGCTCTCTTAACTCGTAGGCGTGGGCCGCTTTGGCTACTATAACCTCTTCGTTAATCTTCGCGCGTTCCCTTTCCAGCATGTCGGAGACGTCGCGCCCGGCTCTTTCGATTTCGGCCAGTAAATCTAGTAGTTTTGCTTTTAGTGTTTCGGTCATTATCGTATTTATTTAGGTGTATTTTTTAACTAAGTCTTTTATAAATCCTATTTGGCTTTTGTCCGCTTTTACGGCGTGCATTAGTTCGCCCTCGGTTGCGTCCTTATCTGCCAGGCTCCGCGCTACGCGCTCGTCGATAGTGCCCTGGGCTATTATCCTATAAATAAATACCTGCTTAGCCTTCTGGCCCTGCCTGTAGAGCCGCGCTATTAATTGTTTGTAAAGCTCCGAGCTCCAGTTCAAACCAAACCAGGCTATATAGTTAGAGCCGTGCTGGATGTTAAGCCCGTGCCCTCCGCTGGCTGGGTGTAAAACAAGCATAGGCACGCGCCCCGCGTTCCAGTCGTCTATGTCCTGCTGCCCACTGAGAACCCGCGCGCCGGCCTTCCCGAACCGCTTTAGAATCCGGGCGGTGTCGTGCTTAAAAGATACTGCCACCAGCAGCGGCTTGCCGTTGGTCGCCTCTACCACGTCTTCGAGCTTATCTAACTTTAGATCGTGGATTCTATGCACGTTCCGCTCGGCGTCGTAAACCGCGCCGTTAGCATACTGCAGCAACTTATTAGAAAGCGCGGCGGCGTTCGCTACGCTTATTTCCTGGCCGGCTCCCAGCTCATTGATAAGGTCCAAAACTAATTCCTTTTCGAAGATGTCGTAGCCGTCGCGGACCGCCGCCGGGAATATTACCGGCTCGTCTATTATCAGTTTGTCCGGCATGTCTAAGAAGTCCTCGGCCTTCATGCTTATGCAAATGTCGCCTATCTCCTTATAAATCCTTTTTTGTTGCCGGTCGTCTCTCAGTGCATAGCTGTAAACTATTGAGCCGTTACGGGCGTCGGGTTTAAAGTACTCGTTTCTATACCTACCAATCGAAGCGCCTAATCGCTCGCCGCCGTCAATAAGATAAACCTGGGCCCAAAGATCAATTAACCCATTAGGCGCCGCCGTACCGGTCAAACCTACCACGCGAGGCACCGACTTACGAACCCGCTTAAGAGCTTTAAACCTTTGGCTTTGGTGGTTCTTAAAGCTGCTTAGCTCATCCAGTAGCAGCATGTCAAAAGGCAACATTGAGCCGCCGAACTGCTCCACGAGCCAGGGCACGTTGTCCCGACTTACTAAGAAAATCTCGGCGTTAGCTTCCAAAGCTTTAAGGCGCTTAGCCGGCGTACCTGCTACCAGGCTAAACTTAAGCGAGCGCGTGTGCTCCCACTTAAGCGCCTCCTGGGTCCAGACGCTTTCTACAACCCGCTTAGGGCCTACAACCAGCACGCGCTCCACTTCCATAAGATCAAGTAACTCGCGTATAGCTGTCAGGCTTATAATTGTTTTACCCAGCCCCATGTCCAGGAAGAGCCCGGCGCCGTCGTGCTTTAGTATATGCTTAACACCAAAGGTCTGGTAGTCGTGGAGGTTTGAAGCGTTTAACATCAATCTAAATTCTTAAGGGCCGGGCGGTAAAGGTCCGCCAGGACTTTTAACAGGCTGTCAACCATACCGGCGGAGTTCGCCACGTACACGCGGACGCCTAACGCTTCGAGCTTCTTAGCTACGTGGAGCTGGCGGGGCCTAAGCTTCAAGCCTTCGCCCTTAGTCTCCACGAAGAACACCAGACCGCCCGGCATAATGCAAAGCCTGTCAGGTATGCCAGCGAAGTAAACCGCGGGAAACTTAAGGCAAAGCCCGCCTAACTTCTCGACGCCTAAGCGGAGCTTTTTTTCTATTTGTTTTTCAGTCATAAGGATATGTTTTTAAATATGTGGGCTACTGCGTCAACGGTCCAGCCGTTGCCCAGCATCCTATAGCGCTGGGTATTGCTCACCGAGGCGGTGTAGTTGTCTGGTACTGTCTGCAGGCGTTCGCATTCTATAGGGGTAAGCTTTCTTAAGTGTTCTTTATCTACACTATCCCACTCGTGGCGGTCGTACGAACCGCGCCCACTGGAGCGGACGCATTTAGATTTTTTACGAACATCTAAAACTTGCGTTCTTTGCCCGTGGTTATCTACTCCTTTGAAGTAGTTAGCATCAATACAAAGACTTTTATTTCCAGTTTCTCTAATTAGACCCCTGTTTTTTATAACGCCTTCGCCGCTTGTTTCCAAAACGTCTTTTAATAAAAGGCCTCTATCTTCTGGCTGGGTTACGTTTGGTATATTAGTCCAATATAGGCGGCGGCGGTTCTGAGCGCTAACCAGCGCGCTGTTAATCTCTATAGGCTCCACGCCTAAAAGCCCTGTGATAACGTCCTGAAATTCTTTTTTCATTTTCACATTTTCAAGCAAAAAATATTTTGGCTTTACTTCTTTTAGAATCCTTACAAACTCGAAAAATAGTTTGCTTCGCGGGTCTTCAAAATTAAGCTGCTTACCAGCAAAACTAAAGCCCTGGCAAGGCGAGCCGCCTATCAGTAAATCTATCTCACCTACGTCTAAGCCCGTGACTTTTGTAACGTCTCCCAGCTGCACCGTCTTAGGGTAATTGCTTTGCGTGACTGCTATAGCGTGTTTGTCAACCTCGCTGGCGTAGTATTCCACCACATCAAAGCCCGCGCGGTTTAGTGCTATTTGTCCGCAGCTCATACCGTCGAAAAGACTAAGCACTTTTATTTTATCCATGTCTATATTTTTAAATATGTGAGCTACTACGTCAACCGTCCAACCATTGCCCAGCATTCTATAGCGCTGGGCGTTGCTTACCGCGGCGCTGTAGTTGTCTGGTACTGTCTGCAGGCGTTCGCACTCTATAGGTGTAAGCTTTCGTACCCTACCATCAGCCAGAAGTACTTTTGCCTTTCCCGAGGCTCCAGTGTCTAAGCACCCGTGTTTTCCGTTCAAATAAAAGGCTCTTTGGTCTTGGCTCCCGTGGCCCCTACCATTAACATCATACTGCAGATAATTAGGTAATTTTTTAGTGTTTAGAATTTTTGAGTCAGGCACGAACTCAAAAGGGGTGCCCTCGGGCTGCAGTATATCCCCCAGCATAACGCCTTTATCGGGTACGTTAATTTTTTTTAGCATAGTGTTTTGGTTAATTGTTATACAATATTAAACAAAGTTTAATGAAATACCAAACAAAGTTTAAATAAAAGTAAATAATTTTTCAATTCGACGCTCGCCCGCCTTGTTGCTTCTTACTTCCAGGTTAACATCTTTTCGCCAAACCTCCACGAAGTCAGGCGGCGCGGCGTACTCCGATATAAAAACAAGGTTCTCCTCGCTTAGGTCCCGGCACTTTTGCCAAAACGCCGCGGAGTCAAAACCGCCGGAACTATAGGCCGTCGTCCCAGCATAGGGAGGGTCGCAATAGATCACAAAGCCGCTATACTCTGAGGTTAAAAAATCTTCGTGCTTAAACGTTACACCTTTGCAGCGCCTAAACTTGTCCGCTAAAGTCTTCGAAGCTCTTAAGGCGAAGTTAACCTCGCCCCGCCTTTAGTTTCGGGCGCGTAACCCCCAAAGAATTTACCAGCGAAGCTGCAGGCGAAGCCCACAAAGCCCCGCATAGCAGACGGCCCGGGCGAAGCCTTAATAGCTTGGTAAGCCTGCTCGCTTATGCTGTTAGGGAGGCTAAACCCGTTTTGCATCCTTAAGTAAAGCTCTATTAAATCTGGATGAAAATCCCGGGCGTGTCGCTCCGCTGCAGGGTTAACAAATTGAACAACGTTCAAAGCCCCGCAAAACGGCTCGGCGTATTTGCTAAACCGCCCGCCCAGGTTACTGTTTATAACCGCGGCCAGCTCTTTAGCTATCCGCGCTTTGCCTCCAAAGTATCGCATTTTATAACTTTTTAAATATTCTTTGGCGTCCGTAAATCGGTACGTTTTTAACGGACCCGGTAAAGCGCCAGCCTAAGCTTCTTAAAATCTCGTTTACTTCTTTTGTATTATAGCGGCTCATGTCTTCGCGGCGTTTGTCCAAACACTCTACCCAAATCTCGGCGACCGTTACCTCGTGCCGTGGCTCGTCGTCTTCGTCCGCGGCGCCGTCGTCCTGCATAAAGGTATTAAAGTATGCCACGCGGTCAAAGGCTGCCATTTTCGCCCAGTCCATCGGTAAAGGCATTCCCAGAAAAGTGGATATAAGCCCGGCCCGCTCGTCTATTTCCATGTGGTCCGCCTGAACCGCGCGCGCTTCCGCCGTCACCGCCTCCGACAAATAAAGCTTTTCGCCTTGCATAAAATAATGGACCGCCTCGGCCCAAATTTGGTTTACCTCTTCGCCTACCAGCTCCAGGTCAACCGAGCGCTTTACATATTGCATAAAACATTCAATAGGCAAAAAGCGCCTGTTTCCGGTCGGGTCCTTTAGAAAATCTCTTAAGTTTGTGGAGCCTACAAAAATATTTTGCCGCTCGTACTCTTCGCGGACGTGTCCATAAGCCGGGCGGTACTCGTCTTTTTGCTTTGTTATAAAATGCTTTACGGCCTCCGCTTCGCCTTTTCTCATACCTGCCAGCTCTGCTACCTCTATAATCCAGGCGCCTTGTATTTGCTCTACTGCTTCTTTGCCGTCAACCTTGAAAAACGTATCGCTAAACCACTGTTTGCCGAGGCGCTTCCAAAAGGTAGATTTATATAAGCCCTCTTCACCTACCAGGACCGGCATAAGATCAAATTTGCAGCCAGGGTTAAACACCCGAGCAACGGCTCCGCAAAGCGTTTTTCTTATCGCTTCGCGGGTGTAGGGTGAATCTTTAGCGCCCAGGTACTCTATAAAAAGAGTATCTACGCGGGGCGTCTGGTCCCAAATTAAGCCATTTAAATATGTTTTGATAGGGTGCCAGGCGTTGCGGTATAACTCTAAGTTTAAACTATCCTGCACTATTTCTTTTCCGCGTATTCCGTACCGCTTACCTATGTAATTTCTAAGCCCGGAAAAGTCAACGTTTTTCATGGGGTCGCCTTCCTTTGTTTTTCTCCACGGTATCGGGCGCCTAAGGCTGGGTTTGCCGTTAAATTCATTAAGAGCAAAAAGGCCCTTTAGTGTGCCGTCGTTTTCCAGTATTAAATCTATATTCTTTTCGGTATTTAAAAACGTGGTGCCTTTGCCGTCCATGTCCATACCTTCAAGCCAGCTCGCGTCCGCCTCTTCATCCGTTCCAAAATTCTCGCTTTCGTCTTCAAAATCCGAGGCTAAGGCTTCCTTTAACTCGCGCGCTAAAATAGCTTTTACGGCCTTGTCTGCCATCGCAAAAGCTTCCATAGCCTTAAAGCTTTTTAAGCTATTAGGCGCCGCGTCTAAGGCTGCGAACTTATGCACCCGCACCAGGTCAAAAACATTACAAAGCATACCGCTGGCCGGGTCGGTTCCGTGGTGGCTGTAGGCGTATTTATTCTCGTATATAACCAGGCCGTTTGCCGTGCTGCCTTTGGTGTACGTATAGCGGCCCTCGGTGCCCTCTTCGTATTGCTTAGGTAAGAACGCCGCCAGCGCCTCTTCGACCGTGTAGGCGCGGCAAAAAGCGCCTATAACTCCGCGCTTCTCCAGCGGGTCTTCTTGCTTGTCCGCACGGGTTAAAATATCTTCGTTACTCTTTTTATTCGTGGGCCACTCTGAGACGTCGCGCCAGTTCCGGTAAGAGTTTAAAACTTTGTCAACGTCTAACCAGTCGCCTTTCTGGTGCTCTATATAAAAATCCTTGTCGCTGCAGACCGTCGGCCAGTACATTAGTCTATTGACTTCAAAAGTCGTATTATCAAAAAATTCTATGCCTATGCCGCCGGCTATTTTTCTGGCGGTTGCGGTGTACTCGTCCGCGGCGCACTCCCGCGAAAGTGGAATAAGCAACCGGTAACGCGGGGCGCTGTCTTCGTGGCTCATGGTGCCGTGAATTACGGCCTCACAATCAAACGCAAATTGAAAGCCCTCCCAAAAGTCAAGCGTTCCAAAATCAATATCTAAAGTTAAAAGTTGTCTATAGCTTACGTTTGCCGGGCTCCGCTTTCCGGCTCTAAGATAGCCGCCCACATAGCCGCCTACGTCCTTAACTTTGCCGGCGTCGCTTTTCGAAAGGGCTCTAAATTTTTTAAATGGTATGTCTTTAATTTGTGGCGTGTTCAACTTCTGCACGAAGTCTGGCCAGCTTATTTTTTTGTTTTTCCAAACTTTCGCCTGGGCGGTAAAGGCTACCGCGATTTCGATAAATTCGCCTTGCATGTTTTTTCGGTTAATGGATAAGGGCAAAGTAATAAAAAAGCCCCGGAGGGCTTCACTTTTTTTATATAGGATTAGTATATAATCCTGGCGGCGGCGCGGAGCGCGTTAAGCCTAACCGTTATAACCGTCACCCCGTCCGGCGCGGCTTTGGCCTCTTCCAGGCTCTCCACCTGTCTAAAAGCCAGCGGCCCTACGTCCGGCATTTGGACCAGTTTAATCAGTGGGTTTTTTGGGTCGTTGCCTTTCGCTTGATCGCTTAGGCGGTCGTAACCCATACTGGTAAACTGGTGCTGGCGGTCGTGTATCTGTAGTTCTACCGCGCCGTCGCCCTCTTCGCCTTCATATATAAAATAGAACACCGGGCTGGCTGTTTGGACCTCTGAGACGGTCGCGCCTTTCTTCTGGGCGTAAGTCGTACCAATTGCCGCGAAGGCTAAAACGGATAACAAGATTAATTTTTTCATTTGTTGCTTTTAAGTTTAGCGTTTATGGCTTCCGCCTTTTGGTTTAATTCATCTATCTGGCTTTGTGCCTTTTCCGCGGCTTCCTGCTTTTTTAGAGCCGCTTTACTTTGGGCCAGGTGCGCCTCGGCGCGGTCCTTCCTGGCGTCACCCCAGCCAAATATCGGAGTATGTCGTTTAAGCCATGCCGGGTATTCCCGCTCGGCGGCATACTTTTCATAATTGAAAGCTTTAGAGCTGCCGCAACTGGAAAGCATTGTAATAATGATTAAGGCGGCAAAAATTGCGAGTACTGGAAGTTTAATTTTCATAATATCCGAAGTTCAGCAAGTTGAAAAGAATTTTCTGGGGTGGCGTCAGCGCCTAAAATAACGAAGCCCATAAAGTGACCCGCTTTTCTTCTACTGGCCGGGTCTTTTTCGACCTCAGCCACCACCTCGCTCGCGGTCTTAATATTCATAATTACGGCGTTGGGCCTCCACCCTTTCTCGTGCTGTTTGGCGGCTTCTTTTGAAACCGCCATTTTTAGCGCTGGTAAATCTTCTGAGAATTTTATCATTCTATTAGTTGTTTATGTTCAGGCAATGTTAAACAAAGTTTAATGAAATACCAAATAAAATTTAATCTTTTAAATAAAAGTCGCTTATAAACCCGTCCGCGGCCAGTGGCAACCCCGCCGCCCAGTCAGGTTTTTTGGTTATTACCTTTAGCAGTTCTTTATATTTAGCCTCCACGTTTTCGCTGGGTTGCTCTACTACTATTTCGTCGTGCACGTGTAAGACTATCTCGAAGCCCGCGCGCTCCGCGTTAAGCATTGAAAAGGCCAGCAGGTCTCGCGCTACTGCCTGCACTATATTCTCGGTAAGCTTTCCGCCGTAAGTGCTGAGACGTGCCCACTTTCGCGAATATTGGTCAACGCCTAAATAGGCTATTTGCTCGCCGAACTTGCCCGGCCTAAGTTGAGGGCTTTGATACATGAGCGGACGGCCCGACGGCAAGAAACAAAGTAAAACTTTATTGTCATACTGGAAAGTAACGCCGCAACGGCTAACCCTTTTAAGCGGGTTTTTCATCGCTAAAACGGCGGCTTTCTCTACGTCGTGCCAGTACTTTTTTATGTTAGGGTTTGCCCGCCTCCAGGCGCTAACTATTGGCTGTAACTCTTCCTCTTTTAAACCCATAGCCTCGGCGCCCATCGAAAGAAGCGCATTAACGCCGCCCTGGTAGCCCAGCGCCAGCTCCGCTATCTTGCCTTTTTGCCTGTACTCCGAGCCCTTGGTTACGGATTCGAAAGGCACACCAAACATGAGCGCGGCGCTCGCTTCGTATATCTTGCCGTGTGTGTTAAATACGTCAAGCCTCCACGTTTCACCGGCGAGCCAGGCTATTACGCGCGCTTCGATAGCGGAGTAGTCAGCTATCAAAAATTTGTGCCCCGGCTTAGGCGCCAGCATGGTCCTGGTTAATTGCTTTAAAACGTCCTGCAAATCTTCATATAAGAAGACCAGCGCCTCGGTGTCGCCTTCCAGTAGTAGCGCCCGCGCTTCGCTTAGCGTCTTCATGTAATTACGCGGCATGTTTTGTAATTGGATGCCGCGCCCGGCCCAGCGGAACGTTCGCCCGGCTCCGCCAAACTGTAGAAGCCCGCGCGCCCTTCCATCTTTGCACGCGTAATTCTGGGCCGCGGCGTACTTCTTAACGCTTGTATTACTCATTTGCTGGCGGAGTTCCAGGGCCCTCTTAACTTCGCCCGACGCGCTTACTAAAAGGTTTTTAACCGTCTCCGCCTTTAGGTCTTGAATATTTCCACCTGTTCGAGCGTTAATCCATTTTTGAAGCTGCGCCGGGCTGTTAGGGTTTGTTAACCCTGTTAGCTTTCTGGCCTCCACTGTTAACTCGTGGCTGCTTATTTTGTCAAGCTCCACGGCGTTTTTAATTAGGTCCAGCTCAAGCCTTACGCCGCGGTCGTTAATTTTTTGATCTATTATATAGTTTTCCGTTTCTGTAAATTTGTAAGGCTCCAAAGCATAAAAAAGCTCGCGCGTTGTGCCTACGTCGTCGCGTAAATAATCTTTGAAAGCTTCCCACTTTTCCGGGTCGTGCTCGGGCCTGTTACGGGTCCGCCCTTCATTTGTTTTTGTAGGTTTACAAGGGATGCAAAAATAACGTATTAGCGCGGCGCCTCCCTTGTCTTTTTGGGTTGTAAGGTTAAGGGCTTCGCCCGCTTGCGAAAGGCTCATAGGTAGCCCGCAATAAGCCGCCTTAACCATTGTACAAACCCAGCGCTCGCTCGGTACGTCGAAGCCGTGCGCCCGGAAGGCTAAGCGCTCAAAGGTCGCGTTATGAGCTATAAGCTTTTCGGCTCTTTTGCAGGTGCCTAAAAAGTCTATCCAGCTTTGCTGGTCGTCACGTTCAAAAACAACTATAGGCCCTTTATTTATGGCATAGCCTACCAGAATAATTTCGAAGTCAGGCGCCTCGGTGTAAGGGTACGCCCCGCCTTTTTTTATGTCCGCTCCGCTGAAAGTTTCGACGTCTATAAAAACATTCATAGAAAGAAAGCCAGTAATAAAAGGGCATAGAATAAAATGAGAGCGGCGGACATAAGCGCCAGGACTTCAAAGCCGTCAAAGCTTTGCATCCAGTCCGCTATTTTAGTTAATATCTTTTTCATGTTTTTCGGTTATAAAGTGAAAAGGCCCGCCAGAAACTAGCAGGCCTTTAAGGGTGAAATAAACAACTAATTCTAAATTTCGTCGTCTTCGTCGTACTCTTCCTCGTCTTCGAAGTCGTCCTCGCTCCAGCCGCCGCCGCCCAGCCTTTCGTCGTCTTTTAACCGCTGCACGGCGTTAAGCCCAACGGCTACACCTTTAGCCTCGTCACCTTCGAACGCGTAAAAGTTGACGTTAACTTTAGCCCAGACGCCGCTGTAAATCTTATCTTCCTCTAAAACATCCTCGCGCCTCGCGTCAATCAGTCCGGGTTTGCTTTTTGACTTACAGTTAAAAAACATCATGCCTTCGAACTCTTCGCCGTCCTTTTCGTCGTCGCCGTCTCTTAGCGGCATTTTTAAACCCTTAGGTTTTTTGCTGCCCCACTTCGCGGTAATTGCAGCCTCAACCGCCCCGTTAATTTTCTTAATGGTTGCTTTGTCACTTTTCGGAACCATAGCGCAAAGGCTATAAAATTTGTCGCCTCGCTTGTCTGGCTTTGGTGCCCAGACCTCCACAAAGGAAAGTCTAACTAAACCGGTTGTAATTTTTGTCTCGCTCATACTGTTATTTGTTTTTAAGGTTAAATTTTAAGAACTCAATATTAAACAAAGTTTAATAAAATACCAAATAAATTTTAAATATTCTCGCTTTCATCTTCGAACATATCAGCGACCGCCGCGGCGCTGTTTAGCTCGGGGCGCGGGTCGTCGATCGTAACCAGCGCGGGTTTGCCGGCAGGCTTAATAATGAAAGGACCCAGCACCGTGTCAAATTCTTTTTTACCCAGCAGCTTAGTAAGCTCGGTAATTCCCTTAAGCTTTGCCGTTTCGTAGTCGTGTATAGAAACGCCGGCTTTAGATAGGGCCGCGCGTGCCTTAGCTTCGTCGCCTATGCTTCGAATGCTCCGCCCTTCGATTAACTTATAGCCGGCCCACTTACGACCCGCCAGCGCTTCGCTTTTCACAAAGTCCGCTATACTGTTAACCCACTTAACGAACGCGGGCGCCTTGTCGAAGACGTCTAACAGTTGCTCGTCTGTTAATAGTGCCGGCTCTTCAAAAGCGTCCTTAACCGCCTGCAGGTTGTGCGCCGCGTAAGTTCTACACTTAACCGCGGCTTTACACCAGCGGCAATGGTCCCCGGCTACGAACTCGCCCGCCCCTTCGAACGCCTCCGCCGCGCGGGGCTTTACATACTCTTCACCCCAGGTTACAAGCTCCGCCGCGCTAAGTTCAAACGTTGAAACGTTGTTAAGTCGCGGCTGGTTTATCTCCAGGTGTATTGCTTCAATGTCGTAGTTAAAGCCGTGCTTTTCAAGCGCACCCAAAGCGTATAGCTTTAGCTGGCTATTATCCTTAGCGCTAACTTTTACACCCTTCCCAAACTTTAAATCTTTTACGGAAAGCGTGGAGCCCGAAATTATAACTACGTCGTTAGAACCAAAGCCCTCGGGAATGTAGGCGGTTAGGTCTATTTTATCTTCGATAAGTATCTCGGCAAACTTATCTGCAACCTTTGAAGCCTTCCAGGTGTCGCGAACGTGTGCTATATATTTGTCAGTCTCTTCCACCATTTCCTCGGTGTAAAAGTCCGATTTCATTAGTTCGTTTTTCTTAGCTACGAACTCGTTGAGCGTTAGCAGGTCAAGCGCGTAACGTATTTCTAGCTCGCTCAATTCATGGGCAAACGTACCCTCGGCGGCGTAAACGCTTTCTGGGCTTTCCGGAAAAGTCTCTTCTAACCTGGCGCTGGGCGTGCACGTCAACCAACGGCCAGAAGATGAAGCGCCCAGAAGGGCGTGCGCCCTTTCTGAGTGTTTTATATCTTTTTTAGTACTGCTCATTTTTCCAGGCTTCTTTTGCGGCGTTCATAATCCCGGTAACGTCCGTACTGTTGGTCAGGGCGTGAAACTCTACAAGGCGCAAGGCGTCAGTATAGGTCATTTCGTAAACCCGGACCGGTGCCGTAAAAACCGGTAATACGTGCTCCCTAAAAACATTTCTTAGGTTGTAATCTAGGTCGTCGAAGTCCGTACTTTCAAGCCCTAACGTTGATACTATCTTACGCCACGAAGCACTGGCCCGCGCGGCCTCTAATTCTTTTTGCTCGGCTTTTTTATTTTCCGCGCGCGCGTCCCTGTTCCAGTCTGCACAAAGCTGGCGGGCTATTATGCCCGCGTCCCTGTTAGATAGCTTTCCCATTATTTCAACCCGTTAACGTAATCGAAAAATGCTGCGTAGTGCTCCACTGGCAATTTTGGAGTCGTAGCAACGCCGTAACGGTCCATAAGTTCCGCCTTCATCTTAGCAAAGTGCGTATCTTTTTTCTCTGCCACGGCGGCGCGTATGTCGTCTAAAGTAATGTTTTTGCCGTTGCGCTCCGCTGTACTTACTCTGCCTTCCTCGGCGTCTTGTTCCTCGGCGTCTTCGCCGTCGTTTTCCTCTTCTTGCTCTCCGTCTTCCTGCTCTTCGTTCGCGGCTTTTTCGGCTGCAATCTCTGCCTTTGTGCGGCGCTTTCTAGTCTTAGGCGCCTCTGTTTCCTGCTCTTCCTTTTCGGTTTTCTTTACCAAAGCTTCAAGCTCTTCGTTGTTTGGTAATTCCTTAACAGGTCTTAACTCGTTACTTCTCAAAGCAACGGGAATTCCAGCTCCGGCCAGCGTGGAGGCGAAAGCCGAAAGGGCTAACATTTGCGTTTTGTCCTTAGGGTCTAAGGAAAATTTTAATTTAATCATCGGTATATAGAATTTAGTTTAACTTATTTATTTCAGTATCTAGCAAGGCCACAAAATCTCGCACGGAAATTTTAGGCTCTACGCTTATTTCGTGGAGCTTTACGCCGTCCCTCCAAAATTCCCAGATAGCATGTTCTGGCGAACGGTTAACCGCGGAAACAATAACGCCCGAGCGGCTTAAAATTATGCCGGCGTGTGCCAGTTTGCCGGTCCAATTAAGGCCCAGAAGGGTGTCCGCGCTTAGCCCAGTAATCTCGGAAAGGGTTTTAACCTGCTCCGCCTTTAGGCCCCCGCCCTTCGACAAAACCCGGTTGAGTGCGTTGTAAGGGTGCGCGTTTTCTGGGAAAAGCTTAGCCGCTACAAAATCCATTTTTAGGCCGCTATCGGTAATTATTTTTTGTAAGTCCATCTTTTTAAAATTATTTGATACAATGTTAAACAAACTTTGATAAAAAGCCAAACAGTTTTTAATTTAAAATAAAAAGTTTTTGTTATTTGCTTGCGTTGGTTTACTTTGTTATTCGGTTATTTGGATTTTAGGGAATTAGGCGGGGCGGTTGTTCCGCCTCTTTTTATTATGGAAAAAATATATCTGTTAACAGTCGGAAACAAAAGCGAGGCTTTCTACACGCTTAAAAAGTTGTGCCAATCAATAGGCATAGACCACAAAGGGCTAAAGGAAAAGCTACCCTTTTTACAAGGTAGCTTTAGTATTAAAGAAATAAATTTAAGTTAGCTTTTAAACATCCTGCCAAACGCGGTTTGGGAAAGGACAAAAGAAAGCCAGTCTGGTAACTTTTTACCGGTTAGCACCCTGTAGGCCACCTGGATAAGCGCGGAGGCTATAAGCGCGTAAGTTTTGCCGCGGCTTTCGTATTCAGTCTTTTTTATAAGCGAGACGAACTGCAGTAAAATAACCTCGTCCGTGTCGTCTGAGTTAAGCAGGCCGGCGCCCTCCACTACCACGCGCGCCACTTCCGGGAGTTGTGCACGTATGAAGGCGAGCGCTTTGTCGTCTTTTGTGCCCTCCGTAAGCAGAACTAACCGTTCTAAATCGTCGCCGTGCTCCTCTACAAAGTCTTTTATCTCGTTGGTTATAATAACCGCCGGCTCGGCTAAACCCTCCGCCTCGTCGAAAACGTTCGCGATAAAGCCCCGCAACCAGGTACCAATACCTCGAAGAAAATTTTTTAATTTGCCCATGAATAGAATTTTTTAAGTTATGAATTTTGAATAAAAGATAGTTTGCTTTTGCCTATCTGCCAAACCGTTAGGTTTTTTAGTGCTGTTTGGATTGCCCAGGTTAATAGCCCGGCTAACTTTTAGGACTGTTTCGGGCTCCAGGTCCCGGCACAAATCAAAAATTTTGTTAACTCTAAAAAACCAAATAGCGGAACTAAAAGCGTATTTAGTCGCCACCAGGTCCGGGGTGTCAACTATAGCCGGGAGGTTTAAACTTTCAGCCAGCGCCTCGTAGTTGCTCCGCCCGGTAAGCTGCAGCGGACCGCGCCCGCGAAAACGCCAGCCGTCGTTTGGCTCCGTGTTACCCATACGCCCGCCGTAAGCGTGGTTAGCTATTACGCTGGGTTTGTGCTCATGCTTAAGGGCCAGCGCGGTGTCGTACCGGTTAGGCCAAACGGCCAGCAGGCGCTCCGCGCTATAGTTTAGGTTTTCAGAAAGCAAAGCAAAGCCGCCGCTTTCGTGGTGGCATTGAGCCAGGAAGTGCGCCGCCTGTATTGGTGTTAAATCGTAAACCATGCAAAAAGCGCTAAACGTTAACCGGCCTATTAGGCCGTCCGCCTGCAGGCCGTTAGCCCGCTGAAAATCTTTAACTATCATCTTTTTAGTTTTGGTTTAGTATCTTCGTCTGGGGGGCACGCCTCGGAGTCTTTTAATTTTTTAATTGCTTCCTTAACGCCCGAGTAAATTAGCTGCCTAAAAGTGTTAATTAATAAAACTACTAAGTCTTTATTTGCTATGTCGCGGCCCCGCTTAACGCTTAAAATATTGGTGTAGCAGCTGGCCAGGTCGTTAGCTATCAAAGTATAAATAGCAGTCAAAACAAAAATATTCAGGTTAACACCGGCCAGCGCGCCAATCAAAGCAAGGCTAAGCGGCAAAAACAAAATAGCTATTTTGGTGCCAAAGCCTACATAAAACCGGGCCTTAGTTATGGACTCCGAACCGTAAAGGCTGTAAGACTTCCAGACGCCCAGGATTGAATCACTAACCATGAAAAACCAAAGCAAAAAGATTAGGCCGTAATTAACACCCAGAAAGGTAAAGGACGTAATTAAGGCAAGCTTTGCCCCTATAAAACTTTCCTCAGTAACCGGGTTATTGTTTAAGTTTGGTAATTTTTCGAACTGCATGTATTGGCGCAAAGATTAAGCAGGTCGCGAAAATGGCCCTGCCTACCGTGAATAATAGTTTAAAGGTACGAAAAGATACATAAGGGTCCGCCGCCTCCAATAGGGCGTTTTGGCTTTTCTTCTTCTGTCTTTTTCATCATTATGCTTTTTTAAATTGGTAATAAAGCTCTATAGCGCCAGACGTAAAAGTGATTTCTTCGACTGGTAAGGCTGTAATTTTAGATCGTAAGGTTATTTTTGTTAAAGGCGAATCTACATTGTTTGGGTACAACAAGCTAACATCTTCATTGCTTAGGCCTGATCCTCTAAAGAATCTTAAGGAACCACCTGGTATGCCTTCAATAGTGTACGAACCTGGGATGCCTCCAAATTCTAAATGTCCTGTTGGTAATCCTGATGTAGAGGCTACATTCATTGAAATGTAGACTATAACTAAATCACCGATAGTATATATTTGCCCAGCATTACCTGAAATAGAATAAGTAGCACCACCACCTGAGTCGGTCAGTGTTGGGGTAAAAGAATCTATGGCTTGACTGACTAACCCCGTCAATTGACTAAACCTAACCAACTCATTTGCTGAATCTGCATCCTGTGCGCTCGTAGGTGGAGTAGCAAAACTATTTGATCCCGTGAAGGCGTTTGTTCCTGCTTGGGTTACGTCCCCGACCCCAGCATCAACCCCTTTAACCTGTCTTGATCCTTCTGCGTCTATTTTCCTGTTGTTTGGTATTGATGTCATTTTATTTATTATTTTGCTACCCATCCTGTATTTCCTGTACCTGATTCCTTTACATAAAGAGTAGTACCTGCGCCACCAGATAAGTTGATATATTGAACTCCTATTTTAGCAGTAACTACACTTTCTGGAGTGCCTGTTCCTTTTAATATTCTTGGATCTCCTATACTTCCAGCCACTACCCACCTGGAGGGCACGATACCCGTTGAGAAATATAACCCGCTAGCATTTTCATACTCGTTGCCTATCTCTAGTAAATTGTTAATTGTTTTACCTGAACTTAAAAATAAACCTCTTATGGCTGTGCCAACCATTTTAGAACTAATCATTTTAAAACTGTTAATGTTTTGTTCACAAAAACAAACAAATGCGCTAGCCGAAGAATTTTCAAAAGATGTTGAAACTATTTCAATATTCTGAACCTCAGAACGCAAATACAGATAGTGAGAAATGCCCCCAGTAAAGGTACAGTTATAAACGCCCACTTTATTAATTAGTGCCAAACCAGTAGTTAAGTATATAATGTGTGGGGCGTTTGATTCGCAGTTTTTTAAAATAACAGAAAGGCCGTCTTGGTAATTTCTAACAAAAGTTGATACGGATGAGTTGGTAGGCGGGGTGTCGTAATGGGATTTGCAGTTATTTAAAGTTAAAACCGGTAACGTGTTGCCTGTTGTTATGGAGGCTATTCTCCCGCTGTTTTTAGCGTACAAATTTTCTAGCTTCCAACTACTAATTATAGAAGATATACAAGTAAGTAAAGAACCATTTGTTGTAGAAATAAAATCTTGAAAAACGTTAGTAACAATTAAATTATTAATAGTAGATAGATTAATTATTATTAACTCAAATACATTTTTTGATACTAATCCGTCAATTTTTAACAGGTCTATTTCAAAAGAAGAAGTCGTTCTAATACCTATAGCGCAGTTTTTAACAAAGCAATTAATTATTTCGTTATTTCTACCCTCAATAGTAAATCCAATAGAAGTGTAAGGGGTGTTATTTCTCTCTATCCCCCCTATAGCTTGGCAATTTTCAAATCTAGCTCTTCCACAGCTGGCGTGAGTATTAAAAATTCCGCTACTAACACCGTCATCTTCCCCATCGCTGCCACTAAAATCTTTAACAGTGCAACCCCAACTAACTCCGCCAAAAGAGGGCGAACCCCCAAACATTACAGCGTGCCTGTTTCCTTGGCTAACACCACTAAAAGTCGAAAACATTGTAGAGTTACCAATTAAGATGCCGTAACCAATACCAGTTCTATTAGCTCCGTAATTATTAACTTTTACATTAACATTATAGCAATCGTAAACAGACAAGGCAACATTAATAGCGTTATTAACTTCAACCTCAATATTTAATCCATCAGCAAAACGAACAAATAAACCGTTTGAGGAAGTATTTCCGCCTTGTGTTATTTTTAAATCTATCTTTTTGTTTTTCGGAGGTGTTATTTTTGCAATCCTAACTGAATCTGATACAAGGTAAGAATCCTCTAAATACCCATAAATACTAATAACTCCCGTGCTAGTGTTTACAGATTTTACTCTTTGGATTTCTCCTTGTGAAACACCCTCGCCACTTAAAGGCGCAAATTCTTTATTTGAAATAATCTTTACTAAATCACCTTTTGCAAGATTCAAAGAGACGGAATCGGCTGGGGAAACTGTTAAGCTACTTTGTCCATTAACTCTGTCAACCAGTAGATTATAATAAGTGCTTAATGAGCCTTCAATTTTTATAACATAGTCTGCCGTATTACTTATAAATTCTGCGTTGCCTTCTACATCAACATTGGACAAATCTATAACTGAGGAAACAAAGTATTTTCCTTTGATGCCTATTTTTTTTCCAGCTAACTTACTCGCATTTATCGAGGCTATTAAATTTGTGGTGTCATCTATAACGCCATCGTTTTCAACTCCGAACCAGATAGGATCTAGTATTTCATAATCCCTCTTCCATAACCCGCCATCAGCAGCATTAAAATAAACTCCACCATCGGCAACAAATCCAGATCCAGACGGAATATAAGTAAAAGTACTACCACCTTGACCACCTCCATTAACATAAGCCCTAGTTCGGTTAATTCTGTTTTGGGTTGATAAATCAGTAACAACATCAAGTGAAAGTATAGAGGTGTCATTAGCAGCTATACCGCCGTCTTGGTCTTTCTGTAAGGCTAAACGTTGGTCGAATATGCTTGACGCCTCTGCGCTCCCTATGCCTACCAGGTTAAGCGGCTTAGTTGAATAGCACACTTGAATATAGTCGTCCGCCTGCAGGTCATAAAGAACTGTCAAGGTACTTCCGTCCAGCGTCCAGGCCAGTCCGTCCGAAGCTATAGTTTGCCCGTTAAGTGTAACGCCTATCACATCCAGAGGAGACTCGTTTAACTCAAATACCTGGGAACCTGAATAGTCAAAAGGTTCTGTCCTTATACGTCCGGAGTTGTTTGCTATAAGGCTATCCAACGGGACCAGGTACGCTTCGCCTTCCCGGATAATAAGCGCGGTATCTCCGCTAACTACTGCGCTATCACCCTGCACCCCGGCGAGTAGATTGCCTCGGCTTTGAGCGCTGAAAAGCTCTTCTATAAGGGCTTGAATCATTGGGCGATGCTCGCCCGCTGCCGTTATTGGCTGCCCGCTGGCGAGTAGCGCGTTCTTAAGTGCTTCTAGTTGTGCTTTGGTAAAAGCCATATTCTTTAGTTAATCAAGTTGAAAGGGTTGCAAGCAAGCCCGATAAATCCGAACCCTTTATTTCTGGATCGCTTTGGCGCCCGTATGCTTTGAGACTGATTGGCGCCTTTGCCCGTTTTCGTGTAGCTCACGCCGTCGAATGTAAACGGCACGGCGGTAAGCTTCGCCAGGGCTACGTTCGCGTCACTGTTAGCCTGTCTAATTATTATAGCTCGTTCCTGGGCGCTGCTTTGTTCAAAAGTTCCTTGCGGGTCCGCTGTCTTGCTTAACCCAAACTGGGTAACATTTAATCCGTGGGCGCTTATAAACCGGACGTAGGCAATCAAAACCAGGTAGCGCTTAACCGGCCCATTAAGAAAGGCGGTTATCTCAGGCTTTGCGGCGTCCGGTGTTTCGGCTATAAGCTCCAAGGCTTCGTAAAGCTCCACACCTAAGCGCGGCGCGAGGTCGTATTCCTGGGCCGCGTAGATGTACGGGTTTATTTGGTCCTCCAGGATATTCTGGGAGAACTTAACAAGGTTTGCCGCTGCAAAATC